GGATGTGCTGAATTTTTTATAAGGATAACGTGATATGGCTAATGGATATATAATAATAAAAGTAGAACATGACGCTGATGATCTTGAAACTATATGTAGAGACTGTACTTGGGATATAGATCACGAGCTTATGTTAGACGCAAAGATAGTAGGATATGTAGAACACAATCCTGATTTTGATTATGAGGTATTACACTAATGAAACATGAATTTGAAAATGACTGGAACGACCTATCTATATTAGATGGTAAACTTATTGATAAAGAGTTTGACAATACTATTGAAGAGGACTTTAGTATCATACAACGATTCAAGAAGATAATAAATGAAGAAAAGACAGAAGAGTAACGGATGATATTAGAAACAGCATTGATGTGCATGGCTACCAACATCTACCATGAAGCTAAGAATCAGCCAATGGCAGGACAGATAGCTGTAGCACAAGTAGTTATGAACAGAGTTAACGACAGCCGTTATCCTGACAATGTGTGTGATGTTGTCAAGCAAGGACTCACATATAAGAATGGTAAAGTAGTGCTTGGAAAATGCCAGTTCTCATGGTATTGTGATGGCAAGAAAGATGATGTCAATATGAAGAGTGAGAAGTGGCAAAACTCTATTCGATACGCATCTATGGTCATAACAAATAGGATAACACTAGACGTTACAGAGGGTGCTACTCACTATCATGCAACTTATGTGCGCCCTGCATGGGCAAGAACAAAGACTAAAACAGTTAGAATAAACAGACATATATTCTACAGATGGGAAAAGAAATGATATTTTGGGATTTACAAATACTAATTTTTGTAGTATTATGGCTTTTGATTTTTATAGGAATGTGCGTAGGTAATTATAATGACCTTACAAAAAGACATAAAAGAAATAAAGAACTTGAGTGATATGGTAGGCTACTACCTACGTAGTCCTCAGTTCTTAGCACTTAGACCGCAGACTCAAAAAGGTTATGAGTATAGGTTGTCTAATGTGTTGCGTACACCAATAACTCCTGCATCAAAGATAGGCGATACTAAGTTGTCAAAACTCAGTGTGGCTCACTGTAAGACAGCCTATCAGATGTGGTTGAAGAGAGGTGTACGAACTGCTAACGTGATGGCGACAACGACTTCAATAGTTCTTAATATGGCTGAGGAACTGGAGTTGATTGTGCGTAACCCAATGCGGAGCGTTAGTAAGATGAAGGAGCGTGGACGTAAGGTCATGTGGACAAGCGACCAAGTAAAGGTATTCTTAGATACGGCTTACTCTCAATATAAGTGGAGAAGCATTGGTTTGATTGTACACATGGCTTACTCTTTCGCTCAAAGGGTAGGGGATATGAGATCTCTAGAATGGAGCAATATCAACTTTGATGAAAAAAGACTTGACCTCGAACAATCAAAGAAGAGGGCAGAGGTACACTTGCCTATAGAGGAGAATCTACTTGCCATGCTCACTAAACAGCATGAAGAGTTTGGATTCCAAAACTATGTTGTACCTCACCCCTACCCTAAAGGTGGGCAGTACAGGATCTACAATGATGTAGACATCAGCCCACTGGTAAACAAAGTAAAAGAGGCAGCGAACTTACCAAAGGAACTTACAGCAATGGATATGAGAAGAACAGCTATCACTGAGATGGTTGAAGCAGGTGTTGATACAACGCAGATCATGGCGGTATCAGGACACAATAGTCCCAACTCAATCGCCCCCTACATCAAACATACCTACAACTCAGCGAGTAACGCACTCAGTAGAAGGGAGACATATAAGAATGCCTAACCTACCATCAAGAGATTTCTTACAGAATCTTGACATCAAAGAAGGGGAGACAATTAATATGGATTGTCCCAAGTGTAATGGTGTTAAGAAGTTTTCGGTTAGTAACCTAGATGGCATGTTGCTATACAACTGCTATCGTGCATCCTGCGATGTGAAGGGTTCTTTCCTGACAAACATGCTAGTTGATACTATTAAACAGAAACTAAGTGGCGAGATAGAAGGAAAGCCACACGAAAAGTTTGAGATGCCTGAGCATATAACAGATGGAGACAACTCGTACATACAACGCTTTAGATCACGATGGGACTTAATGATAGATGTGTTGTACGATGTTAAAGATAAACGAGCAGTGTTCCCAATATATAAGAATGGCAGACTCGTTGACGCTATTGGTAGGGCATTGTATGATGCGTACCCAAAGTGGTACAAGTATGGGAAGGCAGGTAAGTATTATTCTTACTGTATAAAACCATGCAAAAAGATAGCTGTCGTAGTTGAAGATTGTATATCTGCTACGGTGGTAGGTCAACATATAATAGGAGTCACTGGTGTTGCACTTCTAGGAACGAATCTTTTGAGAGAGCATAAAGAATATCTTGATACGTTTGACAAGATTATTGTTGCTCTTGATCCAGATGCTCTTGGTAAAACAATAGAGTATACCAAAGAGTTGAAAAGCTACTGTGATCCCTCTGTGGTAATAGCGATGCCCATAGAGGATGATCTTAAATATAAACGAGAAGCAGACATGCTTAAATTAAGGGAGTTAGTTAATGCTTGATACAATAAACCCATTGACAGGTAAGAATTATTATTATAAAGATAGTGTTGAGGCAGTAAAGAAAAGGAACGATGCACAGATGTATGTAGACGGTAAGTACGTACCCAAGTCACATCCATTGTATAAGCCGGGAAAATACAAAACATTTAATGATGCTGCTTTTTCTGCTTTACAAAACTATGAGACTTGTGCAAAAGGAGAAGTATACATTCTTAAAAATCCTGCGTGGAAGGATTGGTACAAGGTAGGTAAGGCTGTCGATGCGACAGATAGATGTAAGAGCTATCAGACTAGCAGTCCTCATAGAGACTACGAGCTAGTTACATTTGCGAAGGTTGAGGACAGAAACAAAGCAGAGAAGTTACTACATAGTCACTTTACTTTTAAATCAAGAGAGCGAAGGGGCGAGTGGTTTCATCTTACTAATTATAATAAAAGCAAATTCGATTCAGCATTAAGGAGAGTTAATGATAGAACTAGCACTAATTAGGAGTCTAATGCAAAAAGATTTCTATGACGATCATAAGGGCAGTAAATGTCCAGATAGATTGTTCAGTAAAGATGTTAGGAAGATTAAGCAAACGCTTGATACAACGATGAACAAGTACGAAAGGGATGTCTCTTTGACAGAACTACAAGCGTTGTTCTTTTCTAACAACGGCACTATGACATCAGCGAACAGAGCTTCTTACGAGGTTCTGTTCAGCAAGCTGTCGAAAGAAGACGCTATGAATAACGAGATAGCGAAGGAAGTGCTGTCTAAATTATTTCAACAGATGGTAGGAGAGGAGATTGCCAACCTTGGATTTGATTATGTTAATGGAACTAAGACAAACCTAGAACCCCTACGAAACATACTTGACAACTATCAAGATGACTTTACACCTAGCTTCCGCTTTGAGGGAGATGATATAAGTTTCAATACGTTATTAGAACATCTTAATGTAAAGTATCAGTGGAAGTTTAACATTCCGTCCTTGCGTAGGCGAGTTGAGGGACTTAGTGGTGGTCACTTTGTTATAGTTGGTGCAAGACCTAACACTGGTAAAACATCTTTTCATGCTAGTCTTATAGCATCAGAGGGTGGTTTTATAGATCAAGGTGCGAAGTGTGTAGTGCTGTGTAACGAAGAAGCCTATAAGCGAGTTGGTCTGCGGTATCTGTACTGTAAGTCTAAGATGTCTAGTGAAGAGGTTTTAGAGAACAGAGACTTGGCTATCAAGAGATACGCTCCTGTAAAAGAGTTGCTGTCTATCAAGGATGCTACAGATAAACGTATGGATTACGTAGAACAGCTTGCAAAAAGTGTCAAACCTGATATAATAGTTCTCGATATGGGAGATAAGTTTGCAGTGTCAGGTTCAGATAGATCAGATATTTATTTAAAAGAGGCAGCGATTCACGCTAGAAATATAGCAAAGAAGTACAACTGTGCTATCATATGGATGTCTCAGCTATCAGCAGAGGCTGAAGGTAAGATAAATGTCAATCAATCTATGCTTGAGGGCAGTAAAACTGGTAAGGCAGCCGAAGCAGATTTGATGTTATTAATTAGTAAGAACCCTGAGATTGAAGGTCAGGACAGTAACGATCCTCAACGTCACATTAGATTGGCTAAAAACAAACTAACAGGTTGGCATGGCACAGTACATGTCGAGCTAGATGTAGAGAGAGGTATATATTCAGCATGAAGATTGTACTTGATGTAGAGAATACTACGACAAAGAGGGA